ATTTCGATATCAACGTTAAAGACATTTACTACGTCGGCCAGACCATTGTCGTGGAAAACGCTGGGGCACACTTCAGCGGCAATAAAACAATTCTAAGTGTAGATACTCGCAGCATCACAATTACGACTTCACACGTTACAGATAAGCCAAAGCACCCTTTCAACCCTTACGCTATCGTCAAGGCTTCCGAGTATCTTGACCCTGCTGATGTACCAGCAATCCAGGAAGCCTCACTAATGGTTTCCATTGCTATTTGGCAAGCGCGCCAAGCGCCAAGCGGTCAAGGTATGACAGTCGATGGCTTTGCACCTTCACCTTTTACAATGTCTAACACTTTGCTCGCTCGCGTTCGCGGCTTGCTAGCTCCTTATCTAGATCCGCGCTCGATGGTTGGCTAACCATGGCAGCGATCTCAACCCTTCGCGGCACTATTGCAGCGGCTCTAGTCGATAACACTAAATACTCAGTATTCTCATTCCCACCAGCTACTCCGATCGTAAATAGCGTTGTGTTATCACCGGCAGACCCCTATTTGACTCCGACTAACAACGGTCGCAACACAGTCTCGCCACTTGCTAACTTTAATATAAATATCTTCGTGCCTTTGCTAGATAATGAAGGAAACCTAAATGGAATTGAGGATCTGCTAGTTGCTGTGTTTAACAAGCTAGCGGCATCCTCTATCGTCTATAATGTAGGAGATGTGAGCGCGCCAAGCGTTCTCAATGCTGCAACAGGCGATCTACTCACCTGCTCAATGCAGGTGTCAGTCCTAACGAGTTGGAGTTAAAATGACCCTAAATGAATGGGAAAAAGACAATGAAGCGTTCCTGATCAAGATAGGTCAGATCGCTCCAGCAGCACCTAAACCAGCAACTAAGAAAGAAGAGGAATAAACCAAATGGCAGTATATTTAAGCAATGGAGTGGTTCTTACTGTAGCATCGGTGGATCTCTCTAATCTAGTTACGAGCGTTACCCTTAACCGCTCATTTGATGAGCTTGAAGTAACAGCGATGGGAGATAGCGGACATAAGTTCGTTAAAGGACTAGAAGCATCTTCAATCACAATTGACTTTCTCAATGATGAAGCAACATCTAAAACACTTCAGACATTGAACGCACAAGTTGGCAACAATGCTACAGTCACACTTAAGCAGACTTCTGCGATTGTGTCACCTACAAATCCTCTATACACGATGACCTGCTTAATCAACAATATAACACCTATTTCTGGTGATGTAAGTTCATTAAGCACCCAATCGGTGACATGGAACGTATCAGGTACAGTAGTAGTAACAACCGTATAATCTAATTAAACAAAGGGGCACAGCATGGCAAAACTAAAGGTAACAAGGGCAGACGGAAGCATTAACGAGTACCAGATCACTCCGGCGATCGAGTACGCCTTCGAGCAGTATGCAAAGAAGGGCTTCCATAAAGCCTTTAGAGATGACGAAAAGCAGACCGATGTTTATTGGCTCTGCTGGGAAGCAATACGTCGGTCGGGTGAAACCGTTAAACCCTTCGGAGAAGCATTCCTTGAGACATTGACGCGAGTCGAGGTCCTCGATGATGACCCTTTGGAGTAACGCGGGAGTCCTTCACCTATCTCGTAGCGAGACTATCGCTTGAGACAGGACTCTCGCCACAGACTTTAATTGAACTAGATCACACAATGTTCAGGACTTTAATTCAAGCCTTGAAAGACAAAGCGAAGGAGCAAGCCGATGCCTACAGAAGTAAAAGGCGCTAGAAACCTTCGCAAAGCCATTAAGAAATTCGAACCTGATCTAGCAAAAATGACCACTAAAGAAATGGCTGCGGCTTTAAAGCCTATTACTAATAAGGCTCGTGGTTTTATGCCATCTAACTCTCAGATGTTATCTGGTTGGACTTCTGCTAGTTCTTCAGGCGAAACAACTAATTATCGCCATTTTCCAAAGTACGATCAAACGGAAGCCAGACGCGGAGTCAAGTATTCAACTACTCCATCTCGGCCTAATCGCAGCGGCTTCGTGTCTTTAGCTCGTATTTTAAACACTTCTGCCGGTGGAGCGATATACGAAACAGCAGGACGCAAAAGCCCTAACGGTCAACCATCTCAAGAATCTACTCGCGGCAAATTTACCGATTACATTGACACTTCAAACAAAGTCAATAAATCACTTAACCCGAATGCTGGCAAGCAGTTTATTAACAGGTTTAACTCACTTGGACAATTGGTCAATGCTCGACCACGCCAAGCAGGGCAAAGAGGCCAAGTATCTCGCAAGATGACTGGTCGTGTAATTTTTAGGGCTTACCAAGAAGATCAAGGAAGAGTTAAAGCTGCTGTTATCAAAGCAATAGGAAATTCTGCTATTACTTTTAATGCTAGGACTGGTACTAAATAATGGCCGCTGATGTCAATATAGTCATTGCTTCGGAGTTCGTTGGCAAGAAGGCTTTTAAAGAAGCCGATACTGCAACCTCTAGGCTAACTAAACAAGTTTCAAGTCTAGCCAAATCTTACATCGGTCTCATCGGTGCTCAAAGACTTGCTCGAAGCTCATTTAATGCAGTAAAGGCATTTGCTGAAGATGACAAAGCCGCACGATTACTAGGCAACACTTTAAAGAATTTAGGACTTGGCTTCGGCGAAAACGCACTCATAGTCAATGCTTACATCTCCTCACTAGAGCGCCAAACTGGTGTGCTCGATGATGATCTTCGTCCAGCAATGGATCGCTTGCTTCGAGCAACTGGAGACGTAAGCAAGTCTCAGCAGCTACTTAGTCTGTCACTAGATATAAGCGCAGCAACAGGCAAGAACCTTGCTCAAGTATCACAAACCCTTCAGAGAGCCTACCTAGGCAATACTGCCTCACTTAGCCGCTTAGGAGTAGGGTTAACTAAGGCTGAACTCGCTTCATTATCCTTCGAGGAAATCCAAAACAAACTCTCATTATTGTTTGCTGGATCAGCAACAGAAGCAGCGAATACTTACTCAGGCTCACTTGCCAAGTTAACTGTGGCATCTGAAAACGCCAAGGAAGCCATTGGCCGCGGCCTAGTCGATGCTCTATCTGTGCTCGGTGGTGGCGGAGAAGGCGGACTTCAAAACATAATTAACTTAATCGACAAAGCCTCTACAGGGCTTGAAACCTTTACTCGTCGATTTGGCGTAGGACTCGCCCAGGCTAGGGCTTTGCTATCTGGCAACTTTAGCCAATTTGCAGCTATTGGCAGAGCAGAGTTAAACCGAGGCAGAGGCTCTTCTGCCATAATTCCATCTATTGCAGCTGAACTTAGAAAAGCAGCAATCGAGAAGGCAGCAGTCAAGCGCACAAAAGAGCAAAGCACAATCTTGGCTAAAAATACTAAAGCGATCAAAGAGCAGACAGCGCTACAAAAGGCTGGCACTTTATTTGATGTTGAGCAGACTCAGATCATTGCTGCCCTTAAAGGCAAAATTAGCGAAGATGAGCGCAAGCGTTTAGAGCTGCAACTAGCCCTTATTACCGGCAACACAACAGAAGCATCTAAACTCGCTAGTGAAATCGGTAAGGCTCAAGGCCTTAGCCAAGGATTGATCAACTTCTTAAAAGACTTGCCAGATGCCAACAATCCTTTCAAGGGCTGGAAAACCTACCTTGATGCTATCGAAGCGCAAGTAAGAAGAATTGCAGTAAGCGGAACTGGCGGCGGCGGTGGAGCAGGTTCAACCATCGCTAGCGCTCCTTTAATGCCTCAATCTATTACTGGCGGCACAAGCATTTCATCTAATGATTTCCCAGTTGCAGCAATGTCAGGCGGTGCGGCAGTTGGTCAAGGCGGTGACGTTTACGTAGAGGTAGTCATTGACGGTCAGAAGGTTGCGGGAGCAGTAAGCAGCTACCAAACAAATAACTATCTTTCAGGTTACAGGATCGATCTCAATCGTGATCTTGGGACATTCTTGTAATGGCTTTACCTGCCCAGATCGCTGTATCGTTTGACTTTACTTCAGGCGCTACTTTCGGGTATCCATTTACTATAGGCGATCCAGTCTATGGCCTATTGGGTGTTGGCACTTTGGCCTCTACAACTACTCCAGCGCCTACAGTTGATCTGACTCCAGACGTTTATTCGATCAGCATCACTCGCGGTCGTAACATTATGCGCGATACCTACGAGGCTGGTCAAGCAACTATCAGAGTGCTCGATCCTCTTAGCTACTTTAATCCTCAAAACACAGCTTCTCCTTACTTTGGCTTCCTAACTCCACTTCGTAAGTTACGTATCTCAGCAACAGTAGGCGGAGTTGGTTACTTCCTATTTTCTGGCTACACAATCGAATACCGTTATACCTACCCTAGAGGTCAGGAAACTGGCTACGTCGATATAATCTGCACAGATGCTTTCAGACTTTTCCAGCAAGCCGCGGTGCTAACGGTGGCGAGTGCTACTGCTGGACAGGATACTGGCACTCGCATAAACAAGATCCTAGACCAAGTTTCCTGGCCTACATCAATGCGGGCTATAGATACCGGCGACACCTTATGCCAAGCTGATCCAGGAACTCCACGGCCTAGCTTAGATGCTATTAAGAATGCAGAGTTTTCCGAGCAAGGCGCATTCTTTATCGATTCAGAGGG